GCACAATTATCAGATGCAGTAATAGGTTTTGAAAGAAACCAACAGTCTGAAACTGAAAGCAATATAATGATAGTAAGAGTATTAAAAAATAGATTTAGTGGAGAGACAGGTGTAGCGACAAGTCTTATATACGATAAGAATACAGGTCGTTTAGCCGAAAGTAATTTTGATGAATGATAAATTACTTACTAAATTTATTTTAAATTATTTAATACAAAAACCTGAGTATTTAAAATTATCTGGGAAACAGCAACGAATAGCTTTTGAAACATACAAAACTATTATGACTGCTATTTATCAATCAATTAAACATGACAATATATTTCCAGTAATAGTTTGTGGAGATTTACAAGCTAAGAAAACAATTAAGAGTGCATTGAAATCAGTGCAGTCATATTTACCAAGTATAGAAAAAATAACAGTACATCTTGTACAATGATTAACAGACCTAAATGTGATTTCTGTGAAGCAAAATCAGACATCTACGAAACAAACAACGATAAGAAAACTTATTATTGTGGTGGGTGTTATCTAAAGAAAAAACCTAAAAATGAAACTAATACTAGACCTAGAGACCAATGGTTTTCTAGATAAAGAAAACTTAGTAATTCACTGTATAGTTTGCAAGGATATAGAGACCAATGAGGTCTATTCATATAATCCTAATACTATTAATGATGCACTAGAGTTGTTAAACAAAGCTGAAGTTCTTATAGGACACAACATAACTGGCTTTGATTTAAAAGTATTAGAACAAGTATTAAAATATAAATTTAAAGGTAAAGCATTTGATACCTTATTATGTTCAAGACTTATATGGACTAACAGACTTGAACTTGATTACAAATATAAACAAATGCCACCTAAACTATTTGGAAAACATTCATTAGAAAGTTGGGGATATAGATTAGGATTAAGAAAAGGTGACTACCAAGAACATTCTACGTTTGATGAATACAATCAAGATATGTTGGAGTATTGTCAAAGAGATGTAGAAGTCACACACTTATTATTTACTGAAATACTAAGAACAAATTATTCTGAAGAAGCAATCACACTAGAACATAAGTTTGCCTTTTGGATACAAAAGCAAGAAGAACATGGTGTTGATTTTGATGAGAGTTCTGCTCAGAACCTACATTCAATCCTTACAAAGAAAAGATTGGAGATTAGTGACAAACTATCTCTAGTCTTTTCTGAATGGAAGAAGTCTACAGGTTTTAAAACATACAAGAGAGATAATATTAAAAAAGGAATTAAAGCAGGAGTACCAGTTGAACAATTTAAAACTGAAATCTTTAATCCAAACTCACGTGACCACATAGCAGACAGATTACAAAAAGTATTAGGGTGGAAACCTAAATCATTTACAGCAACAGGAAAACCAGAAGTGAACGAAAAAATATTAAAAGCACTTCCATATCCTGAAGCAAAACTATTAGCTGAATATCTTATGATAACAAAAAGATTAGGACAGTTAGCTGATGGTGAACAAGCATATTTAAAATTAAACAAAAGAGGGAAAATTTATGGAAAAGTTATTACGAATGGGGCTTTATCAGGCAGGTGTACGCATCATCACCCAAACCTTGCACAATGCGTTAGCAGTGGTTCGCCATTTGGTAAAGAATTTCGTGCCTTATTTACTTCTCCTTCCAGTATGGTTATGTGTGGTATTGACTTTTCTGGTTTGGAGTTGCGTGTGTTGGGGCATTATCTCAACGTATATGACAATGGTGATTTTTCAAAAAAACTTTTGGAAGATGATATACATACCATCAATCAAAAGGCTACAGGATTACCCACACGTAATAAAGCTAAAACTTTCATATATGCTTTCATTTATGGGGCAGGAAATGATAAACTCGGTGAAATCCTTGAAGTCAATAATGACGAAGCCAAAAGAGTAAGACATAAGTTTGAAGCATCTTTACCTGCACTTAAAACATTAACTACAAGTGCAAGACATAAATTTAAAACATCAGGTTTTGTAAAAGGTTTAGATGGTAGGAAGTTATTACCAAGAGCAGAACACTCAGTTTTAAATACACTTATTCAATCAGCAGGGGCTTTATTAGTAAAGCAAGGTACAATTATATTAAATGAAGAACTACACAGAAATGGATTTGTGTGGGGTAAAGATTATGCAATGGTTTTACATGTGCATGATGAAATGCAGTTTGTTGTACAAAAAGATAAACTAGAAAAATTTAAAGAGATAGCCAAAGGTATGTTTAAGAAGACCCAAGAACATTTTAATTTTAAAACAGAATTAGATGGTGAGATGAAGGTCGGACAGAATTGGAGTGAAACACACTAACAAGTTTGACCTTGACCTAAAGTTTGGTCAGAGTAAAGAAAACGAACTTCAGATAGCAATAGAAGGCAAAGTAGAATGTAAGGCAGATAGATTAACTGTCAGAACAGGTAATGTATTTATTGAGATTGAAAGTAGAGGAAAGCCATCAGGTATTATGGTCACTACTTCTAAATACTATGCCATTTGTCTTGTTGTAGAAAAACGTAAAGATGACGTTTGGATTTTAGTACCAACAAAACTTCTTAAAAAACTTATGAAAAAATTCCCCATTAAAAATGGTGGAGACAAGTGGACTTCTAAAGGACACATCATACCAAAATGCGAACTATTAAATCTAGAAATGTAATATGAAAAAACTACTTAAAAATAAAATTAAATTACCAGAACTAGAAGATGCAGACTTTCCATATAAATTTTATATGTGCTATTGGTCTGACATAATTAGTTGTAGTAATTGGGCTAGTCTACCTGACATAAAAAAATCTAAAACAGCAGTGTGTATAACTATGGGTTGGTTAATACATACATCAAAAGAAAAATACGTTTTCATTGGTGACATTAATTTTAATGATGATGGCACAATCAATGAAGGTGGAAACTCAACAGTAATACCAAAATCAAATATCTTAAAACTAAAGGAGATAAAACTATGAAAACTTTAAATAGTTTTCTTAAAGATACTAAGAAGACAATGTTAATAGATAGTGATTTATTAGCATACAAGGTCACTTCTTCATTAGAAGAACCTATAGACTGGGGTCACGACCAGTGGACATTACACTGTGACTTTGCAGTAGCAAAACAATTATTTGCACAATCAATTCACTTTTACATGAAACTTACAAACGCAGGTAGTTTTGTAAATGTATGGAGTGATAGTAATAATTTTAGAAAGCAAATAGATAGTGACTATAAATCATACAGGAAAGGTATAAGAAAACCTGTTTGTTATAAAGCACTTAGAGATTGGGTTATTAAAACATACCCAAGTAAAGTTTATAAAAACCTAGAAGCTGATGACACTATTGGAATATTAGCTACAGGTGAATATAAAAATAAATGTGTAATTATATCTGGTGATAAAGATATGCGTACTATACCTGCATATCATTGTTCAATATTAGATAATCAAATTGAAAGAGTTGATGAACAATTAGCAGACTATAATTTTTGTACACAAGTATTAACTGGAGACCAAACTGATGGATATAAAGGTTGTGTTGGGGTTGGTCATGTTAAAGCCAGTAGATTACTAGATGCTAAAAAAACACTAGTAGAAAACTGGAAAGCAGTAATTGATGAGTATTTAAGAAACAAATATACAGTTGATGATGCTTACCATCAAAGCCGATTAGCAAGAATACTAAGAAGTGGCGAATACAATCTAAAAACAAAACAACCTAAATTATGGAGTTATCAGTATGCTAAGTACAGAGATACTAGACAAAGTAAAAAAGCTAGTTAGCAAAGATAGGGAAGATAAACATGGAGATAAAGTTATTAACCATGAAAATATCTCTAGATTGTGGAGTAGTTATTTACAAAATAAAACAAAACTAAATATTGTACTTTTACCTGAAGATGTAGCTAATCTTATGACACTACTAAAGATAGCACGAAGTCAGGGGGGAAAGTTTAATATTGATGATTACGTTGATATGTGTGGTTATTCAGCGATTGCAGGAGAGATTGGAAGCAAAAGACAGCAATTAAGTACCACTTTAGGAGTATCTAATGATAAAAAAGCCAAGAATAAGTGAAGAAGTCATTAAATACTTAGACGAATTATTTCCTGACAAATGTCCAAATCTAGAAGAAACAGAAAAACAAGTCTGGTTTAAGGCAGGTCAGAGAAGTGTCGTTAATCATTTAATTAAGGAACAAAAAGTTCAAGAGGAGAAGTAGTACATGTGTTTATCACCTAGAAAACCTGCACCACCCCCAATGCCTGAGCCTTTGCCACCTGCAACACCTTCAGTTTCAAATGCTACTACAAAACAAAAAGCACCAACTGAAGCAAGTACAGATGCAAGTAGAGATACTTCTGTAGCTTCAAACTACAGCAGAAAGAGAACAGGTAGAGGGTCATTAAGAATACCTTTATCTGGTGGAAGTGGTGTAAATTTTCCAACTAGCTAATAATGGCAAGTTATACGTTAAAAGAAAAACCTGAGAATTATAAAGAAAATTCAGTTGCAGGGCAGTACCAAAAGCTAGAGATTGAAAGAGAAACATATTTAGAAAGAGCAAGAGAAAGTGCAGAACTAACTATTCCTCATTTATATCCAATGAAAGGATATAATGCGAACACAGAATATTCAACACCATACCAGTCAGTAGGAAGTAGAGGTGTTATGAACTTAGCATCAAAATTGATGTTAGCTTTATTCCCACCACAAGCACCATTTTTTAGAATTGATGTAGATGAATTAGTCTACAAATCTATTCAAGGTGACCCCAAACAGAAAAAATTAATTGAACAAGGTTTAGCCAAAATTGAGAAATCAGTTATGGATAACATTGAAGTACAGAACGATAGAGTTGCTGTATATGAAGCACTAAAACATTTAATTGTTTCTGGCAATGTTCTATTACATTTAACTGACACTGGATTAAGAGTTTATAGACTAGAAAATTATGTAGTCAAAAGAGACCCACAAGGTCATGTAATGAAAATTATAATTAAAGAAAGTGTAGTGTCAGATACTTTACCACCTAAAATACAAAAAGCTATTGGTGGAGAATATGACAACCAACAAGAAAAAACTTGTGACTTATATACTTGTGTAAAACGAATGGGTAAAAAGTTTATGGTACATCAAGAAGTAAAAGGACATGTACTTTACACAAAAGAATATACAGATGAAACTTTACCATTCATTGCATTAAGATTTAATAGAGTTGATGGAATGAACTATGGTAGAGGGCATGTTGAAAGTTTTATTGGTGATTTAAAAAGCCTAGAAGGATTATCAAGAGCAATACTAGAAGGAAGTTCTGCTTCAGCAAAAATGTTATTTATGGTTGCACCTAATGGTACAACAAGAGTATCTAATATTGCTAAAGCACCTAATGGTGCAATTATAGAAGGTTCAGCTTCAGACGTATCAGTATTACAAGCAAATAAATTTGCAGACTTTAGAGTAGCAATGGAACAGATGCAAAGAATAGAACAAAGATTACAGTTTGCATTTTTGTTAAATGCTTCAGTACAAAGACAAGCAGAACGTGTGACTGCTACAGAAGTACAATTAATAGCAAATGAATTACAAGATGCACTAGGTGGAGTGTATGGAATATTAACTACAGAATTTCAACTACCTTACATAAATACTAAATTAGCTATGTTAAGGCAGAAGAAACTACTACCTGATTTACCTAAAGACATAGTCAAAGTTAAGATTATTGTTGGAATGGAAGCATTAGGTAGACAGTCAGATAGATTGAAACTACTTCAATTTATTTCTGACCTTGCAGGAACTTTAGGTTCAGAGGTACTTGCAAAATATATTAACCTTGATGATGCAATTAAGAAATTTGCAATAGCAAATCAAATTGATACATCAGGTTTAATTAAATCAACTGAACAAATCCAAAACGAAGAACAACAAGCACAACAACAACAGATGGCACAGCAGATGCAGAATACTGCAACTGACCCTAGAGTAGCAATAGAAATGGGAAAACAATTCGCTAACTCTGGTGGCACTGCAAATGTTGAAGGTGATGAGTTAGTCTTAAATCAACAGGAGTAATATATGTCTACAGAAAAAGTAGAAATCAACGAAGCAGTAGCACAAAAATCAACAGAAGAACAAGTTAAAGAATTAAAAGAACAAGGTATTGATGTTAATACTTTGCAAAGTGAAGATGGTACAACAATAGTTGCAACAGAACCAGATACACAAGCACAGAATGTTGAAAATCAAAGACCAGAATGGTTGCCTGAGAAATTTAAAAATGCAGAAGATTTAGCTAAAGCATACTCAGAATTAGAAAAACAATTCTCATCTAAAAAAGATGAACCAGTAAAAGAAGAAGCTAGTGAAGATTTAACTATTCCAAAAGAAGAAGTTAAATCACCAGAAAGTATTTCATTAGATAAGTATTCAGAAGAATATGCAGAAAAAGGTGTACTATCTGAAAAGAGTTATCAAGATTTAGCTAAACAAGGATTACCTAAAGATTTAGTTGATGGCTACATTGAAGGACAAAAAGCTATCGCTGATACACAAAGTGCTGAGATACAATCAGTTGTAGGTGGTAAAGAACAATATGGTGAACTTATGCAATGGGCTAGTGATAATCTACCAGAAGCAGAAGTGAAAGCATTTAATGATTTAACTTACACTGGAACTACAGAACAAATTAAAATGGCAGTTCAAGGTCTAATGACTAAAGCAGGTGTATCACCAAATTCACCACAACAAGAAATGGTACAAGGTGATGTCAATAATATATCTACTGAACAATTTACTTCAGTTGCACAAGTGACAGAAGCTATGAATGATAAGAGATATGAAACTGACCCTGTATTTAGAAAAGAAGTAGAACGAAAACTTGCTAATAGTTCAGTATTTTAATGGAAAGAAATTACCGAAAAGAATATGACAATTATCATTCTTCATCTAAACAAAAAAAGAATAGAGCAGGAAGAAACCTTGCTAGAAGAATGATGAAGAAAAGAGTTGGTATCAAAGGTAAAGACGTACACCATAAAGATGGCAACCCAAGAAACAATTCTAGAAGTAATTTAGCTATAACATCAAAAAAATATAACAGGTCAAAAAATGCTTAATTTTATATTACCAATATTGAAAAACCCACTAACAAGAATGATTGGTCAAAAGGTCATTGGTGGTATCCAACATAAAATTGAAAAAGATAAATTAATTAAAGTTAAAGAAATAGAAGCACTGAAAGACGTAAATGTTGCTCAGGTTAATGCTAGTCAAAACTCATGGAAAGACGAATATTTAACTTTAATTTTCGGATTAATTTTGGTTGCACATTTCACACCTTTTACACAAGACTATATGGAAAGAGGTTGGGAGATACTTCAAAATGCAGACCCACTCTTTTGGTATTCTGTTTTAGCAATAATATCTGGGAGTTTTGGTATGAATTTAACTAACAAACTAAAGGGGAAAAAATAATGTCACTTTATAGAAACATTAATCGTAGAAAAAAATTAGGTATTAGTAGAAGTAAGAAAAAATCTACTGTTTCTAAAAAGAACTACGACAATATGAAAAAAGGTTTTCCAAAAAAAGGCTAGGTGGCTAAGAAAAAAGCAGGTAGCCTTTTAACTAAAGAAGTACATGAAACTAGGTCTAAATTTAAAA